GGCATGTGAGCGTTTTCGAGAGCGAAAGGTTTTGGAATGGCTAACCGGAAGGAAGATCTAGAGGAAGAAGTCATCGAGGAACTGCGCCAGCACCTCGAAATCTGCCGTTCTCGTCGCTCCGAGCTCGCCACCGGCGGATTTGACCCGCAGCTCGCCTCTGCCGCTGCCCAACTCTCACGCGCGCTGCTCGCATTCCAGACCGAAAGGCGCCAACGCGAGCGTATGCAACAGAAGGCCGAGGACGCACTTACGCCGCAGGCAATCGTCGCGCGCCTGCGCCGCATGGACGAGCACGAACGCGCCCACGTGCTCGCCGAGCTCGAGCGGATGAGCGGGCGCAGCAAGGTGCTAGGACGATGAGCTACACCGTCGCCGAGTACATCTGCCCCGTTCACGGCCGCTTCGATGCTCTCGTCGAGCGCCCGGTTCCAGACGCCGAACCGTGCCCGTGCGGCGAGATGTCGCCCTGGACCATCTCCGCTCCGCTCGGACGCGTGAAGATGGGAGAGGCAACGCAGGGCGGAGTTGCGAATGCCGAGAAGGCGTCGTGGACCGATACACGCGAGCTCGGCGAAGGCATGCCCTACAACGAGTGGAAGAAGAAGCGGGCGAAGACGTGGCGCGACTACCGCTACACGCAAAATAAGAAGGACGACCGGAAGGGGATGGCATGAGCAGGAAACCAAGGACGAGCGGCGAGAGCGCTCTAAGCTCACTGAGCGGAGACGATCCTGCCGTGGGGATGGCACTGCGCGAAGCGATACGACTCAAGTCTATGCTTCATGACACGGTGTCTAGCGTGATAGGCCAAGTCGTTCGCGAAAGGATTGCCGAGGTCGATCTCGACGACGATCCGTTGGCCATCAGGAACTCATACGCAGCGTGCATGAAGCGGATCTCGCGGCTGCTTCGTGGTTTCTCGTGACCGTCGCCTATCGAGACATGGACTCGCGTGACGAGCGCTTCGTCGTCGACTCGTGGGCGAAGTCGTTTCGCGAGAGCGACCACGCCGGACTCATCCAGAATGCCGACTGGTTCGCGATCATGATTCCCCAGCTCGAGAAGCTCGTCCGCATGAAAGGCGTTAGCGTGACGGTCGCGTACGACCCAAAAACGGAGCGCGCCGCCGACATCTACGGATGGATCTGTACCGAGCGGCTGACTACGCGAGGCGAGGCCGTGCCGCTCGTCTTCTACGTGTTCGTCAAGAACGCGTACCGCATGCACGGCATCGCACGCGGCCTGTTTCGCGCCGCAGGCGTCGACCTCGCGGACGCGTTCGTCTACGCGTGCAAAACGTACGTCGTCGAGGAGCTCGAGCGCTCGCGGGCGCTGAAACGGATGGCTCCGTCCGCCCGATACGCACCGATGGCGGGGCGACATTGAGGCGCGTCGTCGACCTAACCGACCCTCCGTTAACGGCGGCGAAGTTCATCATGATGGAGATGGACTTCGCGCGCGAAGGCGGCGTGATGTACAACGCTGGCGCGGCGGTCATAGACATGGGGTGTGTGAGGATGCAAATGCTCGTCTTGCACGGATGTGCGAAGATCACGAGAGATGCCAGATCCGCTTGACGAGTACCTCGCGCAGCAGGAAGCCGCCGACCTGGCCGGTTGGGACGAGCACGTCGAGCGGCGGCATGCTGCGCGCGCCCGCAACGGCCGAGGCCCTGCGCCGACCGCCCGCGATCGCAAAGCGGTAGTCGACGAGCTCGAGTCGGGCAGTGACGAGCTGACCGCACTAGACAACGCCCTTGCAGCAAAGGAAAATGAGCGCACGCCATGAATCCCACCGTTCACACCGCCGCTAATCCGCAGCCGATCGCCGACAAGCTCGGTCATCGCTGGCGGATGGAGTGCGTCATCGATCCCAAGCTGCCTGTGGTCCAGGTCGACACCCTGACGCTCGATGCGTCGAAGCCGACGACCGTACCAGGCGCGCTCACCACGACGATCCGCTCGCACAAGCGCACGAATCGGTGCGAGTACAACATCCTCTACGTGCCGCGACTGCAGGCATTCCAGATCGAATGTCTGCACGCCAACGGCGATGTCGAGTTCCCGTTCATCTTCGAACACCTCGCGATCCAGTGGATCCCGACGGGGTACACGAAGGAAGCGCTCGCGCTCGCGAAGAAAGGTCAGGCCGCGTAATGCCGCTCGTTCGAGGTTCGTCGAAGGAAGCGATCTCCGAGAACATCGGGACTGAGATCAACGCCGGCAAGCCGAAGGCGCAGGCCGTTGCGGTGGCCTACAGCGAAGCCCGGCGCTCGTCACGGCGCGCGACCCGGCCGACTCGCGTGCGCGAGATCATGCGCACCAAGGGTCCCGGCGCGGTGTGATGGGGCGCGAGGAGAAGGCCGCGGCGCAGCGCGAGGCGGTCGTCGGCGAGCTCGAGGTTGGCGGCGAGCTCGTGCTGCTGCCGAAGATGGACGAACGCCAGGCCGCGATCGATCGGCTGCGTCCGCGATGGTGGCGCCGCGCGCTCGATTGGCTGCGCGATCGCTTCCGGCGCGGAGACGTCGAGACGGTCGGGATGGGCCGCATGCCCCGAGCGAAGCATCGCGAGATGATCGCGTTCGCTCGCGAGAGCGGCAACGGCGCCATGCTCGAGTGCTTGAAGCGTCAGAAGTAGCCGCCGTTCCCCGCGACGATGTCGTCGTAATCTTCGTCGTCGCCAACGAGCGAGCTGAACTCGCCGCGCGCCGATCGGTCCGGTTCCATGAACGGCAGATCGTTAGCAGGCTTCGGCGATGCCGCAGCCGGCGCTTCCACGGCGCCAGTCTCGAACATCGTTGCGATCGCCTTGCGCGCGTAGACGAGACAGTCCGTCGAGTGATTGGACTGCGCCTTGTTCTCTTGCAGGTTGCCCCATGAGTCCTCTTGCCACTGGAGCTCTTGAAGCTGCACATACAGCGGCGATCCCTTGAGGATCTTGAGCCGGCCGTCGACCAAGTCACCGTTGACGAGTTCGATCGCGCCGAACTTGAGCTCACGCTTCCACTCGCTCTTTGTGAACCGAACGCCGTAGACGTTCTGGAGCTCGTCGATGTGGTTCTTATCGGCATCGATGACGGACGCGTCCGGGTATCGCGTGAGCCGATAGAGGCCGTCGAATGGCTCGACGTTCTTTCCGGCCAGGACGCGCGAGACCGACTCAGGGCCGAGCACGATCTCGGCGATCGAGCGGGCGTACATGCCGGTGCGCTCGAACGCGTAGACGTGGAAGATGCGGCGCTCCGGGTCAGCGGGCGCAAACGCGAAGATGTTGAGCGCGAAGGGATCGGCCGAACCGAGGTCGGCGCCGTACACGTACCGCCACTCCTTGAAGTCCTTCGGCAGCGCGGCGATAGCCTTCTCTAGGTGCAGCGGCGTGCCGCCACGCTCGCCGCCGAGCGGATCCCACTCGTTCCACGGCGCCCCGTCGCGGTGCGGGCGGAACTTGAAGACGTGCTCCGTGTTGTCGGCGGCCCAGCGCCCCTTGTACTCGCGAAGCCACGTCGGATTTTCGTCGCTCCATCGGCTGGCCGCCTTGATGGCCAGGTGATCGCGGTGCAGGTTTACGAGCGCGGGGTACTTCGCCGCGGCGTCGGGCAGCGCGACGACGTCGTCGAGCGACCATGCATGAGAAGTCCAACCGAGCTCCGGCCAGTCGGCGAACTCCGGCGATTCGCGGTCGGCGTAGGGGCGATGGAGCGGATGGCCGTCCTTGTCGGTCGCGCCCGGTCGCGTGAACTCGTAAAACGGGCCGCGCATGATGTGGTCGGGCGTTCCGCCCATCACGATCGCGCCGAGCCGATCGCCGATGCGCGGCATAAGGATCTGGTAGAGCAGTCGCTGCAGTAACTCAGGCGGATAGATGCCGGCTTCGTCTACGTGCACTTCGTCGAACGGCTGGCCGCGGAGTTTGTCGATCTCGCCTTTGTCGTCTACGCCAACGAGCCGATACGTCGCCCCGGTCGAGCGGAACGTGAGCTTGAGCTTGGTCTCGTGAAAGTCGATGTCGCGCCCGACTTCAAGGCCAAGCCCTTCACACGCGTTCTTGAGCGGGTCCCACATGAGTTCGGCGGCCATCGGCCGCGAACTCGCGCAGTAGACGAGACGCCCGCCGCGAATGCGCGCCAACTTGCGCAGCGCGCGAATCATCATCGAAGTCGTCTTGGCGCCGCCTCTGCCAACCAAGTAGGAGATACAGCGGGACAGATCGGAGACAGCGTCGCGTTGCCACGGATGGCACTCGTCGAGTAGGCCGTCGATTCGACGTACGAGCGCGCCGTCGGCCCAGCGGATGCGCGCAGCCGAGCTCGTCCGCTCGTGAGGTCTCACGCCACCGCTTGCGCCGCCATCGGATTGAATGCCGATTGCGGCGTGCCGGCGTTAGGTGCCGAGCCGGGCATCGCAGGACCGCCACCAGCGCCCGGCTGCATCGCCGCCTGCGCCATCGCCTGGTTCTGGTTCGCCGCCTGCGCCTGCTTCATCAGGTACACGGCGAGCGAGGCGTAGTTCCGTGCGCGCTCGAGCACTTCCTCGGGTGCACCGTCGACGACCCAGATCTCGTATTGCATGTGCGACCGCCACGCGGCGAGCTCGAGGTTCGTGAACGGATCCGGCATGACGTCCTCGCCGTCGGCGATGCGCTCGAGGTCGTATTCGACCTTGTCGAGCGCCGCTGTGTAGAGCGAGAGCGATCGATCGAGGTCCGGATGCGCAAGCAACCGCCGCGCTTCGTCTTGCGCGATAACGCCAGCCTGCGCCCACTCGAGCACGGTCTGTAGACGACCTGCGGGCGTACGCGACATTGTGCTCGCCGCCTGGAGTTGGATCTTCAGGTCGCCCATGTCGACCTGCGACCACTCGATCTTCTTCTTGCCGAACCGCGACGGCCGAAGGACGGCGGGCGCCTTCTTACCGAGCTTCTTGCACGTCCAGAGGATGAGCCAGACGATGTTGAGAACGAACTTCTCGAACGCCTTCTCTTGCGTCGCAAAGCGCTGCGTCGACTGATCGCGGTACTCGCGGAGGGCGATGCCGGAGTCGAGGCCTGCCGGCTTCGTCGACTGCGCGGCCATGCGCGACACGCCGAACTCCTCAAACGAGCTCGTCTTGGTGCGCTCACGATGTTCAAGCGTCAGCGGCGACACCGCTTGCGGAACGACCGTTACAGGAACGTCGCCGCGATAGATCGCGATCGTGCCGAGTCGACTTGTCGTCTTGGTCGCGAGATTCGCATCCGTCGGGCGTACGTACGTCGTCGGCACCGCGAGCTGATCGTGCTGGCGGTCGATCTGCCAATTGAGCTTATTGAGCGTGAGTTGGTGGCCGACGATGCGTTCGCCGCCGCCGATGCCGTACCAGCTACCCGACCGCGTCTCCCAAACGATCTTGAGAACGGGAAAGAAATCCTCGTCCCATTCCTCGTCCACGAGGTCGGCCCCGTCGATCGCCTTCACGTGTCGGCCTGGGCGGTAGTACTTCGAGCCCTTGCGCCCGAAGGGGCGGAACCACGACTCGATAACGACGGTCTCGTAGGGGCGAAGGCTGGAGTACTGGACGCGGCGTGACACTGCAGATCCGCCCCGCAGAAGGCCGGCGCGGTCGATCTCGTCGGCGAACTCGGGATACTCGGTCTTGAGATCCTCTTTGGAGACGTTCGTGCGGCGATGGTGGAGCTGCTTGGCGGACTGCTCGAAGCGACACTCGAGCTCGTTGACGATGATGTCGTCAGGCAAGACGTGCTCGACGACCACGTCGTCGTCGCGCGTCGTCGACACCTTCACGCATCCGGTCCCCTTCTTTGCTGCTTCCTTGAACGCCTTGCGTGCGTGACCGTGCACGTCGTGCAGGGCCATCATCGACTCGGAATACCACTCGAGATGGCGAGCGCGACGCTGTTGCGACCAGTCCGCGCCGTCCGTCTCGACTCGCGGAGACACCTCGGTCTCGGCGACAACAGCCTTGACCGTGTCGACATTGCTCGCCAACACGTTCTCGTTGACGATGCCGCGATTCTCGAATGCGTACTGGTCGACGATTGCGTTGTTGTTGGGGTCGTAGAGCGCTTCCAGGCGAATAAACCGCTCGTAGATGGCCTGCTGTCGCTGCTCGATCTCGGGAACCTGGCGGAACAGCGCCTCGTGGACGGCACCGGTGTCGGCGTTTTGCCAGAGATGCGCAGTCGCCTCGTTCTTTCTGCCGCGGACCTTCATCGCTTCGCCTGTTTCCCATGCTGCACGTCGTCGATAACCTCGAGATGGCGAACGCCCGGCAGCTTAGAGCCCTTCGGCAGCCCGTATGTGTGCGGATCGTTCAACGGATCGATAGGCATCTCGTCCTCCTCGGTCTTCCGAGCGATAGGCTCCTCTTGAAACGGAGCTAGCGACGCTTTCATGTCGCCGATCGTCACCTCGAGTACGCCGGCGCGGCGGAGATCCAGCGCGCGACGCACGAGAAGGTCAACGAGCCTGTCGGCGTCGCTCGGAGGCTGTGACATCTCGAGTCAGAGTATTGTATTCTCACGGCCAATGGCAACTGAGACCGTCCCGCCGGAGAATCCGGCTGTCCCCAAAATGGAAATCCGCACGGGCGCACGGCCAAGCGTCCACAACAAAGCGGCAATCCTGGCCGAGCTCGACGACGAGGCGCCTACGCCGGTCGCCGCCAAGCCGGTAGTCGAGAAAAAGCCTCCTCTGGCAGAGGAAAAGACCGACGAACAGGCGGAGACCGACGAAGAAGCGCCGAAGATCGAGGCCAAGGACGAGAAACCTGACGATCCAGACGACAAGGCACTAGCGCGCATCAAGGCGCAAGAGAGTCGGATGCGCGCCGACGTCGCGAAGGAAAAAGCAGAACTCGAGCGCGACCGGGCGGCGTGGAAAGCCGAGCAAAGGAAGGTCGAGCAGACCGTCGAACAGATTCAGAAGCTCGGGGCGCGCGCCAAGTACGATCCCGCCGCGCTGTTGCGTGCGTTCGGCGTCTCCGACGACGATTTCGCCGACGTGTCGCGGCTGATCTATTCGGAGTCGCCCGAGTTCGCCAAGGATCCCAAGAACAAGGAGGCTGCGGCGAAGTTCGCGCGAGACAAGGAGTACACCGACAAGGTGCGAGCGCTCGAAGAGAAGCAAAGGAAGTTTGAGGAGCAGCGCGAGGCAGAGAAGAAGGAACAGGAGACCAAGGAGCAACTGGCGGAGTACGTCGACGGTGTCGTGAAGGGCGGCGTGAGCGCCGACGCGACGCCGAGGGTACAGAAGCTGCTCGACAAGTCGCCGCGCGTCGCCCGGGCCGACCTACAGCAGATAGCCGAGATCATGGCGCACGAAGGTGGCGACATCTCGCCTAAGTCGGTAGCGGCGATGTTCGAGCGCGTGCTCGAGCAGGAAGCCGAAGAGTACGGATACGAGTCGGCAAAGCCGAAGATCGAACCGGCAAAGGTCGAAAAGAAGGCGGCGACAGCGACAGTGCCGACAAACGGAAGGGCAGTCGCCAAACCGGGCGCCCGGACGACTCGCTCTGAACTACTCGCGAAGATCGAAGCAGACGACCTCACGTAGCGGTGATGTCAATAGGCACTTGCGTGCGATGCGATTGTCGTGCATCGTGATCGCGTAGAGCCGAAGTTCCTGTCATCGCCGACGAGCTGACGCGGCACCGATGCCCGACGAGACCGAGCGCACCGCGCTCGGCTTGGAGCTCGCGACGACATGGCTGCTTCGGATCTGACTACCACCGCGTTCATCTACAAAAAGAACTACTCGACGGTTCAGGTTCGCGACCTCACGACGCGCGACCACGTCCAGTACGCGATGACGCCGCACGAGGACATCTTCATCGGTGCCTCGTACGACTACGTCATCCGCTCGGGAAACCCGCAGGGCATCTCCGGCACGTTCGCCAATGCACAGGCGAACGCGTCGAGCTCGAAAGGTCTCCAGTTCTCGGGCACGCGCAAGAACAAGTTCGGAATCATCACGATGGACGGCGAGGCAATCGCCGCATCGCGAGGGAACAAGGGCGCGTTCTACGACCTCGTCACGATGGAGACCGACAATCTCCTCATCGAGATGGGGGACCGTCTCGCGTTCGACTTCTACCGCGACACCTCGGGCGTTCGCGGTCAGCGCAAGTCGATCAGCGGCAACATCGTGACCGTCGTCGACGTCGACACGGTCCGCAACTTCAAAGAGGGTATGACCGTCGGCGCATCGCCGAATGCCGATGGTTCGTCGGCGCGAGTCGGCACCACGACGGTCTCCGCGATCGACGAGGATAGCGGCAAGTTCACGCTCACCAACGCGGGCGCGATCGCGTCCTTTAGCGACAACGACTACCTGTTCGCCGACGGCGACGTCGGAACGTGCGTCGAGGGGCTCGAGGTCTGCACGCCGCTCACGGCGCCGACCGCCGGCGACTCGTTCCGCGGCAAGGACCGCAGCGCCAACGTGCGCCGTTACGCCGGCTCGCGCATCAACGATACCGGCACGCCGATCGAGGAGAATCTCGGTCTCTGCGCAGTCCACATCTCGCAGCAGGGCCGCGCGCACATGGTCGACTGCGCGTTCCTGAACCCGATCAACTTCTGGATCGTGGCGCGGCGACTGAACGCCAAGGTCGAGTATGAGACCGGCGGCGGCACGGCCGACTACGGCTTCCAGTATCTGATGCTTCACACGCCGGCCGGGTCGACCAAGATCTACTCGGATCCGGACTGCCCGACCAACCGCGGGCGCCTGACGCGCATGGGGACTCAGCGCCTCGTGACGATGGAGGGTTATCCGCACATCATCCAACAGGACGGTCTCGCGTCGCTCCGTTCAGCGACCGCCAACTCGATCGAGGCGCGTGCGTGGGCCTCGGGAAACCTCGTCCAGGACGACCCCGTCGCCCAGGGCGTCATCGCGATCTGAAAGGCGCCTACGAACATGTCCAGCCAAGACGTACAGAACATCGAAGTTGCCAACGACCAACTCTCTATCGCTGGCTTCACCTCCGGCAAGGGCGGCGCCACCGAAGGAACGCCCGTCTACGGTCGCAGCACGACCTATGGCGAGCGGCTCGTGCAGAACCTCCACGGCGTGCAGGCTCCGCAGCGCGCGCGAGAGGGAGCGTTGTGGGTCGCGACGAACGTGCCCGGCACGGCGATCGTCGATCCGAACGCCTCCGGTTTCGTCGCCACTACGCCGGCAATGGTGCTGTTCAACAGCAACCCGACCGGCGGTGCGTGGATCTATCCGATCCGCTTCAAGCACGTAGCGACGGCGGCCGGCACGTCCTCGACGAACTGGGATGTGCAGTGGCTCATCGACACGGGCAATCGCTGGACGTCCGGCGGCACGCTGTTGACGGTCACCAACCCGAACCTCAACGTGCCGACCACGAAGTCGGGCGCCGTGATCCACTTCGGCGCAGTGACCGCGCCTGCCGCGAACGCGTCTCGCATCATCTACGCCGACCGCGTGCGCACGGTAATCAAGGTCATCGGCGACGAGACGATCTTCGAGTTCGGCAACACGGCAACCAAGAGCGTCGGCATGCCGACCGACGGCACGCTGCAGCTATCGAAGACGTGCAGCGTCCCGGCGATCGCGCTGCCGCCCCAATGCTCGCTCCTCTACTACGAGTATGGGGCGTCGCAGGGTACGGCCGCGCAGTTCGACATGCTCGTGCTCGAGTACGTCGAGCGCTGAAAGGATCCGCGCCCCATGATGGGATCGTTCTATCCAATCGTAAGCGACAGCGTGCAATCGCGATGGCGCGTCGCCCGCATTGTCGGCAACGGCACGGGCACGCCGACGATCGCGCTCGGCGCCGGCTTCACGATGTCTCGTGTCAGCGCAGGCGACTACAAGATGACGTTCACGGAGAACCCCGGCGTCTACTGCGGCGCCGGCATGGACCTGCAGGCGGCAACGCCCTCCGGTCTTGCCGGCTTCACGGTCGTCGTGAAGGACTACGACGCAACCAACTTCGTCGTCGAGTTCGTCATCTACAACACCTCGCAGGCCGCTACGGATCTCACGAGCTCGCAGTCGGTCAACGTGCTCGCGCTGTTCAAGCAGTCGAACCTCTAAGCTCGACTAGAAACGGGGTGCGATGTCGTTTCAGCGCACCGTAACGCAGTTGCTGGGATGGTCGCGCAAGCGCGCCGATCAGGTCGGCAACGACGGGCTCTCCGACGCCGATCTGCAGGCGATTCTCGCGGAGAACTACAACACGCTCTACACCGAGGTGTGCGAGAGCGGTCATCGTCATTTCGAATCGACTATGACCGTGTCGGCAAGCGGCGCAGCAAGCTACACGCTGCCGACCGACTTGCTCGGCACGGTCCGCATCGAGCGTGTGCTCGACACCGCTGGTCGGTCGATGCCGATTCGCGAGATCTCGGTACAGGAGCAAACGTACTGGCGCGGCCTGACGGGCTCCGCGTATCGCGCCGCGCTGGCCGGACAGCAGCTCTTTCTCCTGCCGACGCCGCCGAGCGGCGACACGTACAAGGTCTATTACATCCCGACTCCGCCGGATCTGACGACGAACCTCGGCTCCGACTCGGTCGACATGGTCGTTCCGGCGGGGCTGCGCTACCTCGTCAACCAAACAGCAGCCGACGCCAAGGCGCAGGCAGGCGGCGATCCGTCGTACCTCGCGGGCGTTGCCGACAAGGCGCTCGTAGACGTCGTCGAATGGGCGGCGCTGCGCGCGTTCGTGCAGGCGCCGAGTCCATTCGTCGAGGATTACGACCTCCAGGGCCTCTTGCCCAACTCGTACGACTACGGTGCGGGTTGGTGGAATCGGCCGAAGTAATGGTGTTTCGCCCGCCAGTATCGCCGCGTCTCGCCGATGCGATCGCCGAGCAGGTTCGTCGCGATCAGCACGACAAGATCGTCGAGATCCAGACCGCGCTGACGAATCATCCGCCAGGATCCGGCGCCTATCTCGGTCGCGCTCTCGTCACGGCGAGCGCGAACCTGCAACTCGCGGCCGGCTGCAAGTCGGTCGTGATGTATTTCTGTGGAGGGGGCGGAGGGGGCGGAGGGGCAGCCGGGGGCGCAGGCGGGCTCGCGTTCGGAGACGGCGGGAGCTCGGGCTGGGGCCTGATCGTGTCACTGACGAGCTCGTTGGTTCTGTCGACCGTCATCGTCACGATTGGCGGAGCAGGCGCGGGCGGCGCCAACACCGGCGGCAACGGAACTGCGGGCGGAGACACGGTCGTCTCGCTCGCAGGGCTGTCGTGGACCGCGAAGGGCGGCGGCGGCGGCGTCGGCATGGGCAACGGAACGAGCGCGACGCAGAACTCCAACGGCACCGTTCCGCCGGCCGGCTCCACGATCGACTCGCACGTGCTCGCGGCTCAGGCGCAGTACGGTACGCAAGGCGTCCGCATCTCGGCGGCGCTCGGATGGCCCGGCGTTGGCGGCTCGGGCATGTTCGGCGCAGGAACGCCGTCTGGCGGCAACACGAGCGGCGCGCAGGGCTCGGGCTATGGCGCAGGCGGCAGTGGCGCCGAGGTCGTCACGAACGCAAGCGGCCAGATCGGCGGCTTCGGAACCGGCGGTGTATGGGCCGCGGATATGTGGGGCTGACATGCCGCCGAAGCAAGTCATCAATGTCCCTCTCGCGGCAGGACTCGACACCAAGAGCGATCCTCGCGCGCTCGACGTGCCGATGCTGTCGATCTGCAAGGATGCCGAGTTTGACTCGATCGGCGGGCTCGTCACGCGCAAGCCGTATACGAACCAGGGGCTCAACGCCCTTGGCGGAGGAACGGTCTCGAATCCGAGGCGGCTATTCGCGAGCGACAACGAACTGCTGCTATTCAGCGACACGGGGCTCTATTCGTGGGATGCGCGAGACTCCGTGTGGGCGCTGCGCAGTCCGCATCTTGCCGCAACCGCGCAAGAGACGACGGTGTTTCAGACGCAGGACGATCAGATCGACACCGATCGCGCCGAACTCGGAAACTCGATCCTCTACGCTTGGTCCAACGGAACAGATGCGTATGTGGGCGCTCGAGACAAGACGACCGGAGCAACGATCGTGGCGCCGACGAAATTGACGGGCGGAACGCGGCCGCGACTCGTCGCATGCACGACGCGAATCATCCTCTTCTATGTGACCGCTGGCGGCGGATTGCTTGCGCTTCCGATCGATCCGGCGAACATCGCCACGAGCCTCGCGGGAGGCACGACGACTGTACTCGCGGCCGCTAACTTCAACTCGTACTACGACGTCGTCCAAATCCCCGGCGCCGATCAGGTGGTCGGCGGATGCCGGCGGCAGACTACGACCAGTCACACGCTGTTCACGCTGACATCTGGCATGTCTCTCGTCACGTCGACGAAGGCGCGCACGTGCGACGGTCCGATTGCGGTGGCCGCCACGCCAGACGGCATCAAGGTGCAGGTCGGTCGCGGTAACGGAACGCTTCTAGTGACCGACGTTATAACGCTGTCGGGGTTGGTCGATACAAGCGCGCTGAACGTGACCGTGACGACGATTTCCGGTTCATTCAACCAGATCACGGCTGTTCACTCGCCTACTAACATGGTGTTCAGCGCCGGCGTGTATGAATGCAGCTTCGTTTGGTCCGCCACCGAGAATGCGACGGGGCTAACGACGACTACCGGAACGAACTGGATCCTCACGGACGGTACCGGCAACACCAATAGCATCATGACCATCTTCCCCCATGCCGGCGTCGCCTCGAGGGCGTTCGTTTGCGGGACAAATCGATTTGTGTGGCTCGCATTCGGACAGACAAGCACTGTCGGCGCGGGGGGGGCCAACACGAGCCCGACCGGGGCGTTTCAAAACTCCTATTTCTTGGTGCGAATCACCGGGCCGGCGGTCGTCAACGGCAGCAACGGGATTACTGCGTACTGTCCAATTGTCGCCAAGGCCGTGTGCGAACGCGGCGGAGGATTGTGCCCATCGACAGGCCGACTGCCAGGAGTCGCGATCACGTCCGGGTCAACCACGACGTCCGTTTGTTTGACGGTGCGTCGCCGCGTTCCTGTTGGTACCGGCACAGGCTCCGGCTCCAGCGGCGTCGGCGCGGTCGTCATGCGAGCGGTCGGACGAGGCGCTGTCTCGAGCGTCGCCGGTCTGGCCATCGGCGGATCGGGCAACGTCGCCGTACAGCCAATGCCGACAGCGTCATCGCTGCGCACGCCGCAGGATGTAAGCGTTACGATCGATGACAACGCAGGACGTCGCGCCGTTCGACTTGGGCCGACCGTCTACATGCCGGGCGGGGAGATCTCGCAATACGACGGCGGCGCCATTGTAGAGGTCGGGTTTCACGTCTACCCGTTCTATCTCGACACGACGACGACCGGCGGCGGTTCCGTGGCCAACGGCCTCTACGCATACAAAGAAACGTACAAGTGGACAAACCTACAAGGCGACATCGACCGATCGACGACCGCTATCGTTCTCAACTCCACAATGAGCGGCGGTCCGCAGTCGTTCAGCGTGGTGATGGTGACTACGTCGTTCACCAAGAAGAGCGCCGACTATTCAGCTCAGTATGGCTCTCCGTTCGGAACGCGTTCGGTCACGAACATCACCGAGGAACTATGGCGAACGCTTGTCAACCCACTAGCCGACTCGCCGTTCTATCTCGTCACCTCGCAGACGCCAGGAACCGCCAATCCGAACAAGTACCAAGAGAACGTCGCCAGCGCTGGAGCGAACGTCGGTTCACAAGTTGTCGATGGCGAGGCAGATACTACTGTTGGAGCCAACCAGTCGAATCCAGAGAATTCGCTTGTATTGCCCAACCTGGCACCGCCCGCTGCGTCGATTATTGCGGCGACCGACCTTCGCATTTTCCTTGCTGGCATTGCCGGCGATCCGGATACGGTCTGGTACTCGAAGCAGCGCAACACCGGCGAGGTCGCAGCATTCAGCGACGCGCTCACCTTCTCCGTGCCGAAGGCCGGCGGCAAGATCACGGCGCTCTCGTTTTTGAACGAGACCCTCGTCGTGTTCCGCGAGCGCGCGATCTATGCGTTCGCCGGAGACGGATTCGACAACCTAGGCCGCGGTAACAACTACGGTCCCGCGCGGATCGTCTCGCTCGAGGTGGGTGCGGTTAACGCGGAATCGGTCGCGCTCATCGCCGCCGGCCTGATGTTCAAGAGCTCGCGCGGCTGGTTCGTGCTCAATCGCGGATGGGGCATCGACTACGTCGGTCAAGGCGCGGCAGCGTATGACTCCGAGGTTCCTGTCTCGGTGCAGGTCGTCGGCGGGCAACAGCAGGTGCGCATCGCCACAGCGAATCGCGTGCTGATCTACGACACGCTACAAAAGCTCTGGGGCGAGTGGTCCATCTCTGGCGTGCTCGATGCGGTCGTGTGGAATGGGACATACGTCTATCTCACGTCGGCGGGCGTGTTCCAGCAGGCCGCAGACTTCTCGGGCGGCACGAACTACGGAATGGACGTCGAACTCGCGTGGCTCAAGCCGGCGGGGTTCACCGGCCGTTTCGACGTCCGCAACATCATGCCGCTCGGCGAGTTCCGCTCGGCGTTCAACCTGCGGCTTCGCGTGGCCCGCAACAATCTGCAGGACGGCTCCGGAAACTCGGCGTACTTCGACGACCGGATCAAGACGCCAGAAACGACGGTCGGCTCGCGAATGCAGGTCCGCCACGGCCCTTCCATCCAAAGCGGTTTTGAGTCCATCAAGGTGCGGCTCACAGCGACGGGCACGCTTGCGACGCTCGCGATCACGTCGGGCGGCGCCACGGTTACGTTCACGTCGAAAAGGGCGGGGACGCTAGGCAACGCGCTGTCACTCGCTCATACGTTGACGTCGCAAGCGGTTCCGTCTGTCGCCGACTCGGGCGGCAATACGATCACGCTATCGGGACTGGCGACGCTCACGTTTCAGCAGGTCGTAGACGCCACGAACCTTGGTAGTCAGCTCGTGTCGGCGGCGTTGACCGCGGGATCGGGCGCTACGTCGTTTGCGCTGACGGCGTTCACTGGCTCACCGACTGGCGGCGTCGATTGGCCGACTGGCGAAGCAATGCGGTTGACGGCTGTCGGCTTTGAGGTGCAAGGCGGCGAGGGCATGTTCGGCCTACTGCCACAGGCTCAGACAGGATAGGATTCAACCCATGGGCGGATTCATCGACGGACTCGACCCGGGCAACTGGGGCAAGCAAGGCACTGGCGGCAACTTCTGGGGCACCTTCGACCCGGGCAACTGGGGTATCGGCAAGGCGCTCGGGATTGGCGACAACGATCCGGCGAACCAGTATCGCAATCTGCTCGTCAACTCGGGGCAGGGCGCGCAGGGATTCGCCGGCTCGGCAACCGGCCAGTTCAACCAGGACTCCGCAGCCGCACAGGCTCAGCGGCAGTTCCTGATGGACCAAATGCAGGGCAAGAACTCGGTATCGGCCGAGCAGCTTCGCCAGGGCCTCTCGCAGCAGCTCGCGCAACAGCAGGCGATGGCGGCCGGCGCGGCACCGCAGAATGCCGCGATGGCTGCACGCAATGCCGCGATGAACATGGGACAGGCGAGCTACGGAATGGCCGGCCAGCAGGCGATTGCTGGCCTGCAGGAGCGCCAGAACGCAGCGAACCAGCTCGCACAGCTCAACCTCGGCATGCGCGGCCAAGACGTGCAAGGCGTGCTCGGCGGCTACGGTGCGGCGAATCAGGCATACGGCTCCGCGCTCGGCACGCCGCAGCAGACGTTCGGCACGATGATCGGCGGCGCGCTCGGTGGACTCGCGGGCGGCGTCGGCAAAGCGATCTCTGACGAACGCCTCAAGCGCGACGTTGTTGCCGAGGACGATGACGACAGCAAGACGCGCACGATGCTCAAGAACCTCAAGGCGTATTCGTTCAAGTACAAGGACGAGCGTTTCGGCAAGGGCGAGCAGTTCGGCGTCATGGCGCAGGACATGGAGAAAGCTGGCCTTGGTCACGCCGTCGAAAACACGCCCTACGGCAAGGTGGTCGATGGCGCCAAGACAGCGACGTCGGCGCTCGCGCTGACTGCCTCTCTGGCCAAGCGTCTCGACGCGCTCGAGGGCAAGGGTCGCCGCGCCGGGTCCGAGGACTAATGGCCGCAGAGCAAACGACCGACGACGATCAGCCGCTACCCGTTCCCGCGGGACCGTCGGCGTTTGACCAGTTTCCCCCGTCGAACTGGTACGACGCTAACGGCCAGTGGATCGATCGGCGCACGTCGGCCGGCGCGCAGGAGCCGATCGAGGCTCAATGGGAGACGCCTGCCCCGGGCCACGAAAAGCCGTCCGGCGAGCGTAAGAAGGAAAAGAAGGCCGACGAGGAGACGCCGCGCCCGGTGTCGCCGATGGGGTGGCCGCCGACGCCGTTTACGCCACGCCCGGCATCGCAGCGCATCGGCATGGGCGCGCTCGAGGAATCGCCAGCGGCTCGCGATCCGCACGATGCGCTAATGTCTCTACCGCCGGACGCGCCGCCGTTGCCGTTGCCGCCGACCGCGCAGCCGCACGATCTCGGAACGATGCCCGAGGAGGCCGCCGGTCCGGCTCCGGTTCCCGATGCGATCTCCGGCGGACAGATTCAGCCGGCCAGCGTCGCCGAAGCGCTCGGGCAAACCGGGCAGCATATCGCGCCGGTCGAGCGCAACGTCGTCACGCCAGACCAGCAGGTTGCCGCGTTTGATCGGCTGTCGCCCGAAGAGCAAAACGCGCGGCTACAGCGCGTGCAGGACGCGCACGAAGACGCCGCGTACCGACAGGCATACGCCGCGGCGCCGCCGGCCAACCGCGCCGGCATGCTCACGCCGGACGAGCGCGAGGCTGCGCGCACGAACGCGCGACGCGAACAGGCACGGCACGAGAAGCTCGCGAACGACACGCTCGTTGCCGAGCGCGAGCGCAGTCAGTCACTCCTGCTCGAGCAGGCCGCTCGGTCTCGCGCCTACGAGGACAACCGCCGGAAGCGGCTCGACATCGAGCAGAAGATGCTCGAGCTCGCCAAGCAAAAGCCGGTCGAGACGCTGCCGATCGGGCGCAGTATCGCTGGCGTCATCGCGTCCGCCGTCGGCGGCTTCTTCTCGCACTACACCGGCGGACGGAATCTCGCGCTCGAGGGCTTCGAGAAGTCGATCGATCGCCACGTCGCGGCGCAACAGCAGGGGTTCGCGCAGCAGCGGCAGGCGCTGGCGCTACAGGGGCAATCGCTCAACGAGCAAGAGGCAGAGGACCAGCACGCGTTCTCGGACAAGAACATCATTCGCGCGCAGGTCTACGACAGCGCGATCCGCCAGGCGCAGATCGAGGCGCAGCAGTTCGATCCGCACGGCACCGCAGCGGCCGAGGTGAACAAGTTCGTCGCAGACACGGCGGCGAAAAAGCAGCTTGCGATGCAAGCGTGGCAGGAGAAAGACCTCAAGGACCGCACCGACGCGTATAAGGCGCAGTGGGAGGGAGCGGCCAAGCGAGCGACGGTGCAGAAGGAGCTCGCCGGTCCGCACGGCACGCCGACGCCAATCAAGGGCGAGATCCTCAATCCGTTCACGGGACAGATGGAGAACTACGGCGGCGGGCCGGTCGGCGGCGGCGGCGGCGCGGGCAATACGAAGGCGACGGTCTCGACAGGAATCTACACGCCGTATCGCGACGAGAGCGGCAACTTCATCGAGATCAAGGGCACGCATCCGATCGACGTCAAGGGACACGAGAAGGAGTTCGCCGGCCTGTCGACGCGCATCCAGGGCTACGGACACGAGCAGGACTATTTTAAGCAGCTAAAGGACATCGGCGCGAAGATCGACTATCACAAGAATGTTCTCCACGACTGGGATAAGACGCAGGCGACGCTCGTCGACGAATACGACAAGGCCACGCACGCGCTTGTCGTCTACTTGACCAAGGACCTCGGCGACAAGCTCACACAGGGGCAGATCGACGAGCAGAGCAAGCGCATTCCCGCGCTCACGAAGTGGCTGTCTCAGGTCGACGTGAAGGCCGAGATCGAGCACGCGCAAGAGATGTCCGACCGCGATCTTGAGCGCGACGCCAACGTATTTGGCATGGACGTTCACCCGATGATCCGCATTGCGCAGAAGTATCGGGCGCCAGCGGCGGAGCCCGAATCGAAGGATCGCGTACTTGCCGCCCAGGGCGCGCTTGCTAAGGCGCGCTCGCCAGAAGAGAAGCGCGCCGCGCAGGCCGAGCTCGATGCGGCGAACAAGGCCAGCGCAGCGGAAATCAAGGATACCGCCGACGCAGGGCGCGCTATCGAGACCCAGTCGAAGATGGCCAAGCTCGGCGGCCTGTGGCCGACGTTCGAGCAAGAGGGGATGCCCGCGGACGTGCGGGCGACGATGGAGTCGCACCGAACCGCGACAGAGTCATACGTGCGCGCGCTTCACGAGACAGAGCGACTCAAGGCGTCGCCGCCAAAGCCGACCGGTCAAGTCGGCGTCGATGCGCGCGCGATGGAGGAGCACGAGAAGAAGCTCGCGAAGGCGGCGATCGCCGCTCGCGATGCGCGCGACGTGGTCCGCCACTCCGCGCTCGATGTCCTCGAGTCCGCCGCAGACAACCTCGACGATTTGCCTGCCGCTAAGCGCAAGGCGCTCGAGGCCATCGCCGACGAGCACGGCAGCGCTCCGGGCCTTTCCCTCTCTAAGAGGATCAAGCGTCTCGTGAACAATGATCCCGCCGTTTGGTCGCGCGTATACGACCTTCTGAAAGTCCAGGAGCGCAAGTAGATGCCCGTCCGGCTGGTCGATAAGCGGACTGGAGTCGACACGTTCGTCGACGAATCGGAGCTGCCGTCCGCGCTCGCCTCTGGTCGCTTCCTGCAGCCGGCCGCGGTCGCTGCGCATGTCGGCGTCGAGGGCGACACGTATGTCGCGCCGGGGCAGATCATGGGCGGATCGCCACTGGTCACGCCGATCGATCCGGCACAGGCCGGCGCTGCGGCAGGCGCCGAGATCATCCGCTCGCGTAACTCCGGCCTCGGCGGAATGGCCAAGGCTGCCGTCGGTAGCTTCATCGGCGGGACGACGCTCGGCGCGTGGGATCCGTGGAAGGAAGCGCAGGAAGCGCAGCCGATCGCGGCCGGCGTAGGTACGGCGGCGAGCTTCATTGCTCCATTTCTGATTCCCGGCGGCGAGGCGGCAAAGGCAAGCGAGTTCCTCGGCGAATCGACCGCGGCCGAGCACATCGCCGGCTCGCTGTCGTCCAAGGCGCTCCACGCCGGCGAGACGCGCGCGGGCGCCAGTGCGCTTGAGACGTCCATGATCAAGGGTAACGGCAAGCGACTCGCCGGCGAGCTCGCCGAGGAAGGCGGAGCGACCGGCAGACTAGCCGAGGGGGCGGAGAAACAGATCGCGCGCATGGGTCCGCGCGAGCTCGAAGCGGCCAAGGGCGCTGAGGTCGCACGCATCCAGGCGACGCGCGCAGCCGAAGCAAAGCAGATCGTGACCGACCTCGGCGAGCACCGCGCTGCATACATGAACGACGACCGGATCTGGCTCGCGATGAAGGCGGACGACGCCAAGGCGATCGGCGACATCTCCGAGGTGTCCGCGATGGCCAGCAAGGCCGACAAGCGCATCCGCGGCATGCTCAACAACCCCAAGGAGCTCGTCCGCAAGCCCGAGCAGATGCTCTCCGCGCTGACGCAGCAGGAGACCGCGCTAGAGCACCTGGCCGCCAACGAGCCGGCCCTGCGCACGGCGTTCGCTGCCGACGAGAGCGGGACGCGCGCCGCCGCGCTCGATCGTCTGCCGGCGGCACTCGAGCGAAACCGCGCGCTCCAGGAACGACTCGGCGCGATCATCGGCCCCGAGAAGTCGCCGATCCTCGATGCGATCGAGGCAGCGAAGGCGCCTCGCAAAGAGGGCATCGCCGCGCAGCTTCTCGGCGGCAAGGTGTTCCACGTCGCAGAGCAGGCGTTCGGCGCGGTCCCGTTCGTCGGCCCGATGATTGGCGCCAAGGCGGCCGAGCTCGCCAAAAGCCTCCTGTTCGGCCACGGCGCGACGGCGGTCAAGGACGGCATGGCGACCGCCGCTCGTGTCGCCAAGGACTTCGTCAGCAAGGCGATCCGCGGGCCGGGCGCGCCGGTCGTCGCGTCTCGCGTGCTCGCCGATACCGCGTTCGCTCCGGTCGGAGACAAGAAGTCGGCGCCGAAGACGCTCGAGAAGGCGTACGAGCGGCGCTCTGCCGAGCTGCGGTCTCAGACTGCCTACGATGCCACCGGCCAGCCGAAGATGACACCGGAGGCGCGGGCAGCTATGGCGGCGAACCTAGCGCCGTTGCGCATGGCGAGTCCGGTGCTCGCCGACCGCGTCGAGACGGTGGCAGCCGCGCGCGCCGAGTTCCTGTCCTCGAAGCTGCCGCGCTGCCCTGACGGCTTCGACCCGAAGCGCTGGAAAGCGTCGGACATGGAAATGCGGACATTCGCCCGCTACGTCGACGCCGCCGACCATCCCGAGCACGTCGAGCGGCGCATCGTCGACGGAACGATCTCTCCCGAGGACGCCGAGGCGTACCGCGCGGTCTATCCGCAGCGTCATGCCGCGATGGTGTCGCAGCTCGTACAAGAGATGTCGCAGTCCAAAACGCCAGTCCCATACATGCGGAGACTATCGCTTTCGGTGTTCTCCGGTGTTCCATGCGACCCGTCGTTCGAGCCGTCTACGATTGCGGCGCTGCAGGGCCATTTCGCCAAGGAGCATGGCTCTCAGGGCGGCACGGCGAATCCGTCTCCGCAGGCTCAGTTCGGTAGTGTAAAGAAGTCCGCACCGGAGCCGACTCCTGCCGACAAACGATCGCAGGGCGGATAAGATAGGAGCGTCATGTACAAGTCATTCAAGAACGCCGACAACCTCAATGCCGTGAAGAGCGACGGCTCGATCGTGACGGCGTCCTCCGCGACCGGCTGTGTACTGGCCACCGGCGGCACGTACTTTTTCCTGCTCGGCGGTGACTACGCGTTTGCCGGCGAATGTCCGTTGTCGAGCGTGCAGCTCAAGTGGGGCGCGGCGTTCGTCGGCAGCTTTGTGCTGGAGACGAGCAACTTCGCCACGAAGATTGGCAGACCGGATCCGGTCGGCGCCGTCGATGTGTCGGATTTCGACACGACCAAGGGCAACTGGATTCAGGAGAATCCTGCGACTGCCTACGTGTCTGTCACGTCATCGGACGGCACGACTGGCGGCGCGACCGTGGCCAATGCGACCGTCACGGTGGCAGGCGGCACCGCGGGCGGATCGCTGCTTCATATCGGCAACCTCGGGGCGCGGCGCGCGCGGCTCCGAGTGAACGTGACGACCGGCGACACGATCCGATGCGGCGTCATGAGCAAGGGCGTCGGAGGCGCGGAGGCGTGATCGGCCCGCGGCTCGGTGTCAAGGACGGGCCTATGTTCGGGCCGCGCCTTGGCATCGGCGCCGACCAGATCGCGCCGCAGGGCCTCGTCGGGCTCGTGACGCGAGACGCGTCCAGCTTGATCTACTGTCCGGCGACCGCGGCCGAATGGACCGCCACGATGGCCGCTGCCGGTCTGTCGGCGATCGGCAATCCAACGCAGCTCTGGAAACTGCAAGAGGCGAGCGGCTCGCCGGCCGACTCGATCGGCAGCGCGACGCTTACGGCGAACGGCGCCGTCTCGTATCAGCAGACCGTTTCGGGTTGGACTCGCAAGGCGATCGTCCCGACGTCCGGCGGGGCCAATTACCTCTTTAACAACTCGGACGGCGCGCTCTCGGACGGCTCCACCGTTCCGGTTACGCTTCTAATGTACGTCGCTATTACCTCTACGCCTGGCGCGGACGTGGATGTCGCGCTTATTGGAGATTCGAACGGTCCAAAGGCGATCGTTACCTCCGCCAATAAGCCAAAGCTCATGATAAACGCGAGCGTAACGGCGACGGGCGGAAGCGCACTCGGGACCGGGGTTCGCCCATGGGTCATCTCGACGCCAGGCGGGGTCGCGCCCGCATATAACAACCTGTACGACGATCTCGAAGTCGTCGCGCCCGCATCTACCAACTGTTCTTCGGCGCTTAAGCAGGTCTTTTTTGGCGGCGTCGTCGAGGCCGCCCCCTCGATGCAAATGCTCTATGCGGCGCAATGGGCCGGGACTGGCAAGAGCATGACGACGGCGCAGACAAGAACGCTTCTTTCTACGCTCGGCTGGTCGCCTGCGTTCTGAGGAAGCCATGAACACACCGCCGTTCGGAACCCCCACATGGGCTCGCCAGCTCCACAACGAGCTCACCGAGCACACCAAGGAAGACCGGCAGCTGTTCCGCTCGCTGCACGACGGGCAGGCCGAGCTCCAGGTCGAGACCGGCAAACAGACGGTCATGCTCGCCGAGCTCCTCGAGGACAGAAAGGTGCGGCGCGAGGTCGATGCCAAGCGCGCCGGCACCGAGATCGAGACCAAGGCGAAGATCAGCGTGGCGTGGAAGACGTCCGCGCTCGCCGCGCTGTCAGCCGTCCTCGGTTGGCTCGTCCACCACTTCATGTAGCCATGGCCGAGAATCCCGACATCGACCGCCATGACATCGCGGATCTGCGCGACTCGATCCGGTCGCTGGCCGTTGTCGCGTCACGGCTCGAACAGACGCTGCAGCGCGGGATCGGCAGCCTGCTTGCCGCGCTCGAGCAGATCGCCACGAACACCGAAGGACTTCCCGCGCTGGTCGAGGGCTTGCGTTCGCACGCGAATGGCAGCCAATCTATCGGCGGATCCGCTAATCTATCAGCATCGGAGGAAACATGACGGAAGGACTACAGTCGGGCGCCGCGCTCACTGCCGCAGGGCAGCTCCACGCCGCCGTCGATCTCGCCAAGTCAGGAATCTTGACGCCAGTCCCCACTCCAGGGTGGCGCACGTCGGAGTTCTGGATGAAGCTCGCCGCGCTTCTCCTGACGGCGCTCTACGCGAGCGGCGTCATCCCGACGAGCGGCGTCGGCGCGCAGATCGCCGCGATCGCCGCGACCATCCTTGGCGCGGTCGGCTACACGGTCGGGCGCTCGCTCGTCAAGGCGGGATCGTGAGGGAGGAGTTCCATGCGCTGAACCCGGTCGACTTCTGGCTGATTCGCCGGAAGCTCGATGCCGCCGTTCGGCTCGACGGCGATCGGTTCGAGTACATGCTCGTCGGTCCCGACAAGGACCACCTCCGCAAGGTCTACAGCGATCCGGACTGCCCGCCTCGAGCCGACGTCGAGCAATACCTGAGGGAGATCTGCCAATGACCAAACAGCAGCCATGGGTCGCGCTCGTGCTGGCACTCCTCGTCGCCTGTTCCGCCTCGGCCCGCCAGAAGACGATCGCGACCACGTTCGCGGCGACCGACGTTGCTCGCGCGACGTTCGTTGCGTTCGACGAAGCGCACCAGAAGGCGATCGTTGCGAAGGCGACCGACCGCGCCAGCGCGGAGAAGGCGTTCGCCGAGTACTACGACACGCGCCAGAAGGTGGTCGATACGTTCACGGTCACGTACCGCGCGATCGCAGCAGCTGCGGTCATCAACACCGATCAGAGCCTATCCGCGATGCTTCAGGCCGCGGTGATTCTCAGCGGGGCGCTCAAGGCGCTCGGAGTGGCGGTGCCATGACGCTATCGGTCCGGCTTGCTCAACGAAACGACCAACTCGTCGCGCTCGGCCCGGTTCCGTCGTGGTGGCGCTTCCGTGCGCGCGCCGCATGGATCCGCCGCTACCGCGCGATCATGGCGATGGACCTCAGCGCGACGGCCGAGATCTACCGCGCGATCTACTCGACCGCGGCCATCGAGGAGCTTCAGAAGTCGCGAGTCAACTACTTCGCGCTGAAGGTGGCGGCGCCGTCGGCATCGCCGCTGTACGAAACGGAGGCGTCCAAGTGACCGAGGAACTCATCCTCGCCGGCCTAACGGCGATCGAAGCGATCATCAGCGCGATCAAGAGCGCGCAGAGCGGCGATACCAACGCGGCGACCGTGCTCGTGCATCTGCAGGCGCTCAGCGATGCGCTCGCGGCCAACGATGCGGCGGCGAAGGCGAGCCTCGATGCGAAGTTCCCGACGGGGGCGGCGTGACCGGCAACACGCGACTTCGAGATCTGCACGACGAGATCGCGGCGAGCAATGCAGCCACGGCGGACGCGTTCAACCGCTTCTATGAGCTGCTCAACCGTGAGATCCGCGCGGCGAATCTCTACTACGACGAGACGCAACGCCACCTTGACGAGCATGGCTACTGTCACTGCGATGAGCCGGAGCCGCGCGAGGTCGTCGGCCTCGGCGACTACATCCCCAGGAATAAACCATGACGCTCGACATCTTCACGGCGCTCGTGTTCGCGATCGCGATCCTCATGGCGATCTACGCGGTGAGCAAGGTGCTGGAGCGGTGACGGTCGTGACGGTGTCCAGCTTCAGCGCAGCGCTCAAAGACTACTATCCGGCGCCGGGCACGCGCATCAAGCAGTACGTGGTGGACACGTATCGCGAGAACAAGTGGGAGCGCGAGACGTGTCCACGCTTCACGATGCCAGCGCACGACGACAACACGGACGCGCCCTGTCGCAACGCGATAGAGGCGGTGCCGTGGACGTACCTCGATCACGACTGCTGCTACTTCTGCGGCGACCACCACGAGCAGCTGCGCGCGCTGCCGGAAGTGCAGGCATGGCTCGCGGAGCGCGCGAAGCGACCGCCCATCGAGAGCGACCGCTCGAAGTTCAGCGACGAGATCGCGCCGGAGTTGTCGTTCGCGGCGCACCCGCTGCTGGCGAAGGTGCCATGAGCGACCCGCGCCCCTGCTCTGCGCCTGAAGCCGTTGCTCGCGCCTTGCGCTGCGTCGCCTCGAAGAAGGGGCAGTACGTGCTCGGCACCGGCGACTACCGGCCTGGCTCGAGCTTCGGCCAGCTCGTCGACGAGCCGTGGACCGATCGCGGCGACGGCACGGTCGGCTCGGACTGCGCCGGCTTCGCGATCTCGTGGTGCTACAAGTTGCGCCGTCACCGGCCGGGCTACAACGTCGGACCGTGGAGCTCGTGCAGCGACGACATCAACTGCAACAGCGCGCTCGAGGACGCCCAGCACGCCAAGGACTGCTTCGCGCTCGTCGACGATCAGACGCCGCTGCCGGGTGACCTGCTGCTCTATCCGAGCTTCACGCTGGCGACCAGCGATGGTCCCAAGCAGTTCATCGGGCACGTCGCGATCGTGGTTGGCGTGTCGCGCGTCCAGGCGTGGGATGCGAGCTCGCCGCGGTGGGACCTGCTCGACGTCGCGCAATGCCACGGGCCCAACGGATTCAAACCCGGCGCGGTGGCGACGGATGGGAGCATCTGGCTACGGCACGACGTCGTGTGGCCGAAGCCGGAGCACCGGAGCCATCTGATACGGGCGTTGCCTTAGCGACGGCTTCGACGTTCCTCGTCGAGCTTGTCCAGCCAGCGGCCGCGCGCTCGCTCGAGTCGCTTGAAGGCTTCGGCGCGCTCGATTGGGTCGCTCGGCGTCTGCCCCGCGGCCATGTTCCAATAGATGTACTCGAGCTCGGCGGCGGAGAGCGCCCGCCACATGGTGCGATACGGGCCGTCGTCGCTCATGGCCCCACCAGCTTTCGCAGCTCGTGCATGCGCTCGCGGTTTGACACGAGCGACCCGCGACATTCGATGTCGTCGAGCGTCTCGTTGAGCGCGGCGCGGAGCCTGTGCTTGTCGACATCGTCGTCGATCGCCCGCTGGAGCACCCGATGTGCGCTGTCTCCCACGATGGCATCGAGCCGTCGTACCTCGGCGATCAGCGCGAGCACGACGTCGGGCGTGCAGGCGTCGGCGAGCGCGGCCCAATCGTGCGCGCGAGCAAGCTTCTCGAGGTGGTCGAGGTTGGGGGTTGTCATGGCTGGTCCAGTTCCTTTATCAGTTCGGCATCGCACGGCTCGCACACGTCGAGGTTCTCCCAATGCTTCGGCGGCTCCATCTTCGTGTTGCCGCAGCGACTGCACCAGTTGTCCTCGCGCTTCTTCCTGCCGGTACAGAAGTCGCACCCACATCTCACCGAGAACAGGTCACTCATCTCGTTCCTCTCTGCCTCTCCGTCATCACATCGGCGAGCGGGCTCGCGCACAGGGCTACCACGAGCCACTGCTGGCAGAAGGCGGACCAGACGCGGTGGTTGAACGGGGCGCCGTAGCGCTCGCATAGGTGCCACGTCAGCCAATCGCGCTCGCGCTCAAGGGCAAGCGGCGACCGGCCGCGATGGCGATCATATCGGCGAAGTTCGTCATCGGTCCACGGTCGCTGATCGACAGGTCCGGGCTCGGCCCATCGGCCGAGGTATTCGCGCTGCCATTCGCGCGGCTCGCTAGCCTTTATCCGTCGCTCCATCTCGCGCCATCTGCGCGCGAGATCCGGGGACACATCGAGGACACCCCCGAGCACGTTTCCCGGTTTCTCATCGTTCGCCATGATTCGTTTCTCCGTCGAAGATTGTAGCTAACCGCTGCGCCGCCGTTCAGTCGTAGTGGTCTGCAAAACCACCATCGCGCGTTCGAATCGCGCTGGCACCTCGCAGAGTTACGGCGGATCCGGCGATCGCTCGGGACACTTGGCGGACACCGACCGACGTCATTTCGACGCGCTTGCGATCAGCGCTTCGATCTCGGCGGGCGCCTGCCGCGGGTCCTCCTCTGACGCCTGCTGCGCCGCCTTTAGCCGCCACAGCGGGATCTCGACTTTGGGCACATCGACCCACGCCGCGTTCGAGTCGGCTGGCGTCTTGTAGTCCGCTTTCGTCGCAATGATCGTTCCGTTCTTCTTGTAGACCCAGTGACGGCGGCACGCCGGGCAACTGGCTCCGCTGTCCCCGCCTCCCCACATGTTGAAGTTGAGCGGGATGCCGTCGTGCTCGCACACGGCGTCGACTGAACTGGCGTGCCTGTAATACGCCCGTCCGGCCGCCGAGAAGAGATGGCCCCACAGCGCGTCTTCTCGGTCGTTGTCGAGCACCGAGACGGGGCCGCCGCCATCGCTGCCGTAGTAGACGGTGCAGCCATGCCAAACGTGCCTTAGGAACCGTGCAACGGCCAGGATGTCGACGATCGGGCCGCGCTCGTATCCGGGGCCATAGTAGCGGGCAAGCGTGCGCACGCCGACGCGAGTCGATCCTTCGGCGATCGGCTCCTCGTCTTCGTATCGAGTGCTGTTCGTGACTATCGTTAGGCACGGTCTCTCGGGCGGCGAGTGCCACACCGCCGACGAACCGCCGAGCGAGACAGCGAGCCGAACGCCGGCTGCGCGAACAGCGCTCTCATCGAGCACGCGAGGAACATCGCAGAACATGATCGAGTCGAGGCCCATCAATTCACCTCCGCTTCCGGTTGCAGCGCCGCCAGCACCGCGCTGGCCGCGCCGAGTTTCTCGTCCGCTCCGACGAAACTGTAGTGCTCGACCATCGTGTCGGTGACGTGGCCGGTGATCGACTTGAGAACCTCGCGCGATGTCATCTGGCGCGCGAGGTTGTTGAACGTGCGGCGGAGGCCGTGGACGGTCACGCGCTCGACTCCACCAGCAAGGCAAGCGGCGCGGAGCACGCGGAGCACAGGGGAACCCCGATAGAGGCCGCCTCGCTCGGACCTAAATAGAGCACCGTTCGCTGGTGTTCCCAGGAGCGCCCACACCTCGGGCAGGATGGGAACAGTTCGAGGACGATCCGTTTTGACCGTGACGACTTCGCCGCGGCTGTTGCTTTTCGTGATCGTCGCTTCGTTGCCATCGATATCCTCCCAGGAAAGCGCGCTTGCCTCGCCCCAGCGCAGGCCCGTCGTCACCATGAGCAGCACGAGCCCGCGCCACTTCTCGGGGATGTGCGCGAACACGAGCCGGAACTGTTCGGCGGTGAGCAGGTTCGGCCGCTGCTTCGTGTAGCGGCGGACCTTCGGCGAGGCGACGCGCGCGCAGAAGTCGCGGTACGCGTAGCCTTCGTTGAGCGCATCCTTCGCCATCGTCCGCAACATCCGTAGCTCGTTGAGCACGGTGTGGCCCTGCGCGGTCCGCATCCGCTTGACGACGTAGCGCTGCACGTCCTCGGGCGTCAGCTTGTCGACGTAGATGTCGCCGAGGCCCGGGATGATGTGCCGCAGACAGAAGACGTAACGGCGATGCGTCGACGGCTTGAGCATCGGCTTCCTACGTTCCGCCCAGGCTGCGGAGAACTCGCTCAAGAGCAGCCTGCGAGCGCTCGGAGATCCGGACGCCAGCACCGCTCGGATCTCGTCGCGCTTTGCGCGTGCGTCGGCCTTTGTTCCGTTGACCGTCGCCTTGCGATTCGTCTGTTGCCCCGTCCTCGCGTCGCGTCGCTTCACCCGGACGCGGAATAGGTTGCGGCCGATCTGCTTGATTCCCTCGTCGTCGCTCATCATGGCGAGCCTGCCTTGTCTTGAACCATCGATCGAGCGTCTCGGTCGAGAACACGTAGCCGCCGCGGTAGCCGCGACCATCCGGAACGAGCTCGCCGGAGTACACGAGCTGGCGGATGCCGGCGCGCGAGCGGAACCCGAGGTAGTCCGCGGCGGAGGCTGTGTCAAGCAAGCGGCTCACGTCGCGTCACCCATCGCCGGGCTCCTTCGCGATGGCGGCATTGAACGCGTTCTGCGCCTGAAGCTGCAGTTCCTGCAGTGCCTCGTCGTCGCCGTCCGGCTTGTATGTGCGCGTCGACGTCGCCCACTCCAGCGCCGCCTCGTACACCGGCCGCATGCGCTCGACCTCGGCCTCAAGCTCGAGCACGCGCTCCAACGCATCGACTGGGCCCTTCATGCCGCGCAGCCGCTCGACCTCGTCGAGCAGCCGCGGAACGAACGCCTCGTTGAACTCGTACGCGCGATGGTAAGTCTCCTCGGGTCCCGACATGCCACCGCGCCAGTTGTCGAAGCCGCCACCGCGCCAGTTGTCGAAGCCGCGCGTGCAGACGTACAGCGGCGCATCCGCGAGCCGTGCCCTTGCCGCCTTGATCTCCTCGTCGGTCATGTCAGGTCTCCCCATGCCTCGCGATTGCCTCAGCAAGCCACATCGCCTCGCACCACACGCACATGCAGTCCGGCGGGTCGTTCCACGCGAAATCAAAGAGCCGCATGCGATCCATGTCGTCCTGCGACTCGGCGGCCCACATCTCGATCCTGACGTGGTCGGTGATCGTGGCGGGGCCGAGGGAGAGGCGGTGGCCGCAGTCGACGCAAACGAGCTTCTCGTGCGGCGCCGGCGTGAACGGGAAGCGGTTGGCGTCCAGCCCGTAGTGATCGACGTTCTCGTGCTTGCAGCGCTTCACTTCCGCACCTTCCGATCCCGCAGGCACGCCAGGTAGCCGGCGCGGTAGGCGGCGTCGAGGAGATCTTCGACGCGGGCAGGGCTGATGCTCCAGCCGCCAGTCAGCAGCGTGGCTTGCTCTCGCGCGTACCGCCTCGCCTGTCGCACGACGCCGCCGGGCGCTCGCTTCTTGCTCACGACAGGTCATCGACGTTCGTGTCTGGCACGAGCAGCGACGGACATGCCTTCGTCACCTCGGCGATGGCGACCTTGAGCAACTTCACGATCTCGACAGCCTGATCGACGGTCAGCAGTACGCCGCCGAAGTCCATATCGCGCGGCTCGGCCGTGAACTGCCCGAACGAGATGCGCGCGTTTGGGTAGCTCGCGCTCGGATGGACGTTGGCGCGCACGCAGACCTGCGCAACGAACGGCCCGTGCCCGTGCCGATTGAACCAGAGCACGGGCGAGACGTGGCCGAAGAGTTTGTCGACGAGGTCGACCTTGCGCTTGATGTCGTCGCTCACCTCCGCACCGCCTTCTGATCCTCGCCGAACGTCCGCCACTGCGCCTCGGTGAACGCGAGCACCACGCGCTCGTCGTCGATCGCGTGCAGACACCACACGTCGTCGACGATCTCGATCCGGTAGCGCTGGCCGTCGGAGAGCAGCCGCTCCGTGGAGCGGAGCGGCAGATCGATGGGATGCGCAATCACCGCGCGAACCGTGTCGACGAGGAAGCTCTGCGGCGACGCCGACCGGACGTGCGCGACGATCGACTCGTAGATCGCCGCGGCGTCGCCCGCGTTGCCCTTGTGCGCGTAGTCGTCGAGGGCCGCGAAGGCGGCGGCGAACGTCTTGCGGATGTGCGTGGCGCGGGATTCGCCGCGGTCGGCTTGCGGGATGGGGGTCACGATGCCTCCAAAAAGGTGCCGGCTCTGGACGACGCGGCCGGCGCGCGCGAGTCACCGCGTGTCATGGCGGCGCGTCCGAGCGACGGCGCCGCGGGATTGCGACGCGCGGCGCTCATGCCGATGCCGCGTCCTTGGCGCCGAAGTCGGCGGGGATGTCGTCGCCGGCGAGGCCGTGGTCGAGTTCGAACCGGCGCAGGCCAGCGCTGAGCGTCGCGCTCGGAGTCTTCTCGCTAATCTCCTTGCGAGACGTCGAGCCCCAATACTTCGTCAGGATCTCGGCGCGCGTTTTCTTCTCGTCGTTGGTCTTGCCGTCGAAGCCTGCCATCGTCAGCGCGGCCTCGATCTTCTCGGCAAGGATCTCGCGACGGTCCTTCTCGCGCTTCCAGTCATCGGCGCGCGTCTCGTCGAGCCCGAATGCGGTCTTGACCGTCGTGTCAACGGGGGCATGGTTCGACGGCGCGAGCAGTTCGACGAACGGCTTGAAGAACTCGAACGTAGGATGGTCGCAGCTTTTGCCGTTCATCCGGTCGAAGCGGTCGCCGATGATGGTCGCGGTGTTGACCATGCGAGGCGGATCGTCCCTCGTCCAGTCGCGAGACATTTCGACGAGCAACGACGGCTCGAAGCCGAACTCGGCCTCAACCTTCATCTTTACGCCCGTCTTGATTAGCTCCTTCTTGCCGCGCTCGTTAGTCTCGAAGTCGTATTCGTACCCGGCGCGGCCGCAGACGATGATGTGCAGCGGAGCGGTCAGGTACAGGTCAGGCCACGCCGACCACTTCGCCTTGATGCGGCTCCAATCCTGGAACTCCAGACGATCGGGCTCACGCCAGTTTTTCTTACGCGCCGCGGACTGAAGCTCGGCCAGATAGGCGTCGCAGACTTCACGCCAAACGTGCGTGACCGAGTCGACGACGAGAACGGAGACGCCGACCTTTATGCACTCGTTCGACGCGGCGATCAGGTCAGACAGCGAGCGACTCTTCACAACGAGCATGTCGCGGCCGGTCGCCTTGCGAACGCGAGCATCCCAGTAGTCGGAGCCGGCCTCGGTGTCGTACATCGCGATCGGCCCTTCGAGCTTGAAGTGCGCGCGCGTGCCCATGGCGAGCTCGATTGCGGTGTGCGTCTTGCCGGACTTGGCGAAGCCAAGCAGTCCAGCCTTGAGATAGGAGCCGCCAGAGGCGGGCTTGAGCAGTGACATCGATAGACCTTTCATAGTTGAACCGAGGTCGAGTCGGCGTTTGGTTTCGCGGAGCAGAGGGAGCAGGTCGGTCATCGCGCGGCGCGGCGTCTGCGAATCGGTCGATACGGCGGGCGCTCCCGGCGATTCAGGATCGCCGCCGCTTCCGCCCACGTGACATGCGGCGGTCGCGGCTGGTGCTCCGCGGCGCGCACCGCGAGGAAGAGTTGACACGCGAGCTCGAGCGCGCGGTCGTCGGTGTCAGGAACGAGCGCGCCGCCCATGCCGAACCTAGAGCTGGTCTTGCGCACGAGCGGGGGCGCTTTGACGGACCAGAGGCCAGCGCCGCGATCACTGGCGTAGATGGCGCACCATTCCGCGGCTTCGGAGCGGAGGTCGTCGGTGATCTTGGTGCGCGAGAGCTTCATCGCCTTTCCGCCTTCCACTGCTTCGTCCGTTTCCGCAGCAGCGCCTCGCTCACGACGTCGACCCGCGGCACCTTCGGCGCTCGCCACGTCGGCCACCACAGGATCTCGACGGTGCGCTCGAGCACGGCGCCGAGCAGCAGGCAGGAGAGCCAGGAGAGGATGAGCATGGCGGACATCACGAGGACAGGACCTCCACGGCCCTCTCGGCCATCTTTGATGCGCGCTCGCGTGCGAGCCGCGCGATCAGCGACGTGACTCGCCAGCCCATATCGCGCAGCTCGCGGGCCGACTCTTCGTCGCCGCGATCGAGCGCTTCCTTGTAGGCGAGCAACGTCGCTTTGCTGAGGGCGAGGAGGGCGTCCATTTACAGCCCCTCTGCCTTGTTGAGCATCTCGGCGATAAGCACGTTGAGCGTGACGCCGCGCTTGAGCGCGCGCTCGCGCAGGCGGTCGTACGTCGCGCCGGTGACCGAGAACTGGTAGTTGCGGGCGGCCTGCTGTTTGCGGCGACGCTCCATCACGTCCGCGTACGCCTCGGCGAGGTTGTCGGCGGGGGTCTTCACGACTGCACCGCCCCGCACCGCTCCGCGATCTCCGCGTCGATCTGCGCGATCTCGTACGCGAGCATCTCGTGCCCGAGCCGGTCGCCTTTGTGCAGCGACAGCGACTCGCGGACCAGCTCGCGGCGGTCGGCGAGGAGATCGGAGAGGGTGCGGGGAGGTTCGAGGTCGGGGTGGACGAGGAGGAGCGGGCCGGACATGCTCTACAAATTATGTAGAGCGGGCCTCCGAGTCAAGATGTCTCTCAACAAATCATGTAGAGGACGTCTTCCATGGCATCTTTCGCGGCGACTGACCGGGCATCCTCGTCACGTGCTCCCACTTCTCGGCGCGCTCGCGGATCTCTCGGAGCATGTCGACGAAGTACTCGATCGGCGCAAACGCATGAAACGCCTCGCCGGCTTCGGCCCATTCGCGAAACCACGGTTGCTCTGCTCGGAGACGGATCGGCAGCGGCGTAATGTCGGCGGCCGGCGGTGGCAGCTCCGATCCCGCATCGGCGAGGACCTGATAATAGCGAACCAGTCGAGCCGGGGCGATGTCGCCCTTGCGCATGCGCCCGAACTGCACGTGGTGGCTGTCCGATTCGTAGCCGGCGCGCACGGCCCAGTCCGCCGGTTGGATGCCGAGGCGCTCGGCCTCGCTGATCATTTGGTGGATGTAGTCGATGGTCGGCAGCAAGGTGCTCGGGCGCCTTTCGTGCTTCTGCGATCGGTTGGTTGTTGGTTTTTTCCGTGTCATGCGTCAACCGTCGCGCCGCGTCATTCAACAATCGCGATTGCTGGCTTGCGTTGCCTCAACAGAAAATGTAGACACAAGGTGTGAGCCGCCGTCCTCCCCCGCTGCACGAGCGCATCAAGGAGCGCGTTACGGCGGCGGGCTTTACGCAGGGCGACCTGGCCGAGCGACTCGGCTGGCACGAGATGAAGGTCTGGCGCGTCTTGAACGGGCGCACTGCGCTGTCTGCTGACGACGTCGAGATCTTCGCGCGCCTCCTGCGCGTTCCCGTCGGCGATCTCTACGACGCCAAGGCGAGCTGACGATGACGCCATCGTCCCTCGCCGCATCGGTGCGTCCGGACTCGAACTGCGACGTTTTCGCACGCTTTTTATTTGCCGTGCGCGGCCGCGTGTCTGCTCGTGGTGATTCGCCGCTTGCGGTCCCGCAACAAATTGTGCCAGGGTGCCGCCGCTCGTCGAGAAACGGGGTTGCGTGAGCGGACAGCTCGCGATCTCCTTCCCTGCCGAGTACGTCGGGAAGCTCGCATGGGAGCGTCAGCTCGACGCGATCCGCGCGGCCGTCAAGCACCTCGGACCCAAAGAGGTCGCGTTCACGCTCGACGTCGCGGCGACGCAGCTCCACGACGCGCTCAACGAGCGCGAGCGCAAGCACTGGTACGCGCACTGGACGCACGTTCTCAAGGCGATGCTCGTCGCCAAGCGTGACGCGACCGCCGACGAGATCCTCCGCGCGATCTCGGATGCCGATGTCGAAACGACGCCGTTCGCGCTCGTCGACGCCGAGCCGCTGACCGCCGAGGAAGAGAGCGCGGCGCTGCGTCGCGAGCTCGCGAAGTTCGGCGACGCGGGCAAGGCGGCGATCGATCGCGTGAAGCGGCGCGGAGCGAAACGATGACCTGCACCGCCTCCATCCTCGCGCTGTTCCCCTCCGACGACGTCGTGCTGACGCGGACGGAGATCCTGGCGCGCCTCGGCCTACCGCCGTTGAACGTCGACGTCGCGCTGACGCACCTCGTGAAGCGCGGCCGGCTGTTCCGGATCGCCCGCGCCGAGTACGCGCGCACCGCCAGCGCTGCGACTGCGGTTGTCCGGCTCGAGAGGCGCGTCTCCGAGCTCGAGGCGCAGGTCGCATTCCTGTTGAAGTCGTTCGTCGCGGGGGCCGCGTAACACCATGTCCACCGACGACAAAGCCGCAGGCGCGCCGCAAACTGGCACAATCCGGACGCGACCGTCGCGCGAGGGCACGCTTCGTCGCGAGGCCCTCTGCCGCTCGATCTGCGCGCGCCTCTGCGACGAGCGCCGCAGCGAGGACGAGCTGCGCGTGATCGACGACGTGCTGGCCGGGCTCGAGCGTGGCGCTGACCAGTACGGGCCGCTCGACCTCGAGCGCGACGGGCGCGACTGGAACGAAGAGGCGGCGCAGGAAGCTCGCGACCTACTCGCGTATCAGGCGATGGCGCGCGTCGTCGCCAAGCAGCAGCGACGAAGAGAGCAAGACGATTCTCGTGTGCAGGCGCCGGCGTCCCCATCCCCCGGGTTCGCATCGTCGGCGCCTGCACCGGGAAGCTTGACCTCGCGCCTGCTCGTCGAAGCCGGCTTGGCCGAACTCCGCGCCAACGCGCCGCGTACTGCGCCGGCCGTCGTCGATTACCCAGGCGTGGCCGAGCTCGACGAGCGGATCGGCTTAATCGAATTGAGGGACGACTAGATGCGCAGTCCAATTGAGATCCGGTTAACGGACGCGATCGTCGATGCGCTGGAGCAGCGCGGTATTGACGAGCTGTTCGACGAGTACCTTCAGTTTCCGGTTGAGTCGTATCGCATCGACATCATGCTCGAGGGTACGTACGGCCGCCTCGCCGTCGAGTGCGACGGCTTCGACTTCCACGATCGCACGAAGCAGCAAGCCGCATACGACCGGTCGCGCGATCGGCGGCTGTTGATGCTCGGCATCCCGACGATCCGTTTCACCGGCAGCGAGATCGTCCACGACGATGCGCGGTGCGCGGCCGAGGTCATCGATCTGTTCATCGAACTCGAGGAGCGCGCACGCCTGCTCTTCGAGGCGCTCAGGGCGAGATGCGATCGACAGTACGACGCCGACCCGTCGGCGTTTCGTATGGGGAAGATCTAATGGCGGGCGCGTGGTGCAAGGTGGCCTCGAACCTCGACAGCCATCCCAAGATCCGCAAAGCGGGCCGGCTGGGTCGCGAGGTGTTCCTGTTCGCGCTCCGACTGAACGCGGATCCGGCCAATCCGGTTCCTGGGATCGTGCCAGCCGTGATGCTCGAGGACTGGTACGTCGCGGAGCAACTGATGATGACCGTAACGGAGAGTAACGAAGGTTTGTTACGCGTTTTAAGCGCCGGTCTTCTGAAGAAACGGGGGGCGTCATTCGAGATCGTTGGGTGGGACGACGATTGGGGGCGCCGACCCAAGAGTAACGCCGAACGACAGGCCGATTTCCGCACAAAGCAGCGGAACCGCACCGCTACTGGCGAGCACAAGACTCCGTCAGTAACGGAGCCATCGTTACGGCGTAACGCGAATAACGAAAGTAACGGATCAGAGGAGATCAGAGGAGATCAGATAAGAAGAGAGGAGAAGAGAGAAGAGGGAGAGTGTGAGAGGGAGGTCGCGGCTGACGCCGCTCGCGTTTCGGCTCCGGACTCTTCGCTGCTCGCTGAGTTCAAGCGCAAGGTGGACGCGATGCCTGCGCAGCGGCCGAAGAAGCCGAAGCCGCCGGCCGCATCGCAGGCAGAGCTCGCCAGCGTTCGCATCGTGCTCGAGAAGCTCGGCTCTCGAAACGGGGTGGCATATTCGGGTTCTGTCGAGCACGTGAAGCTCATCGTCGACCGGCTTCGCGACGGCTACACCGAGCTCGACTTGCGCAAGGTGGTCGCTCACAAGGCCGACGAGTGGGAGAGCGACGACAAGATGCGTCGACACCTGTGTCCCGAAACGCTTTTCGGGCCGAGGACGATCCAGCGATACATCGACGCAGCGCGTACGGCGTACAAGCACGTCGAAACAGCCGAGCCGCAGCAGGTGAGCCAGTGAGGGCTAAATTTGTCGGGGGCAGCGAGGACGGAAAGATCCGCGACGTCGCCGGAGCGACCTTTTGCCTAGTTGCGCACACAGAAACAAAGATCCTCCAGCGCTACAAGCGCGTCAGTGTCGGACGCGAACACGAAGCCGGGATGGCGGTGTACGAGTTCGTCGGAGTGGAGCCATGAGCGACTTCGAGCCCGATCCCGAGGTCCTCGCCGACGCGCATCTCCGCAACGAGACCGAGCGCGACTCGACGCGAACGCGCGGCCAAGGCGTCTACGACTGGCAGCCGTCGCCGACCGTGGCGCAATGGCCGTGTCGCAACGCGAAGTGCGGCGCCCTGTGCGACGTGACGCAGGACGCGATCGACCACCTCGCGATGTTTAACCGCCAGCTCGCGCGCAGCGGCAAGCCGGCGATCCAGCCAGCCGAGGTCATGGCGTGCAAGTCGTGTCGCTCGCTGCTCGAGGAATGGCGCGAGCGTGGCAATCGGCGTGTCGTGACGGACATGGCGGTCGCGCTCAAGCGGCTTCGCGCCAGCAACAACCCGGAGGGCGAGACCGAGCTGATTCGCATGCTCGAGGCGTGTCGCTACCCCGACGTGCAGGCGGCGATCCGGGCGATGCGCGCGAGCATCGAGGCGCGGAAGGCGAAGCCGGGACGGATGGGGAGCGTATGACCGCCTCCGGATCCGACTGGACGCTCCACCTCGGCGACTGCCTCGAATGGCTGCCGACGTTGGCGGACAAGAGCGTCGATGTGGTCATAACCGACCCGCCGTACAGCGAGCATACGCACGCCAAACAGTGGATCGGTGCCGCGCTTACCCAGAACGGCGCCAAACGCGTCAGCACGAGCCACGCCGGGCTTTCGTTCGCTGCGATCACCGCAGAGCAGGCAGCCGAATGCGCGCTCCAGTGGCAGCGTGTCGCGCGTCGTTGGGTGATCGCGTTCACCGACTTGGAAGGGATCGCGCTGTGGAGCCTCGCTTTCGCCAATGCCGGTCTGGACTACGTGCGCACGTGCATTTGGGACAAAGTTGACGGCGCGCCGCAGTTCACCGGAGATCGCCCCGCGGCCGGAGCCGAGGCGGTGGTGTGTTCGCATCAGCCCGGAAAGAAGCGATGGAACGGCGGTGGTCGGCGGAACGTGTTTCGCCACGAGGTCAATGGCCAGCGCGGCGACAAGCCCCACCCGACCACCAAGCCTGTGCCGCTCATGTGCGAGCTCGTCTCGCTGTTCTCCGACCCCGGCGAGCTTATCCTCGACCCCTTCGCCGGCAGCGGCACCACCGGCGTCGCCGCCCTGCGCCTCGGCCGTCGCTTCCTCGGCTGCGAGCGCGACGCGAACTACCACGCGATCGCCGAGCGTCGGCTCAGAGGCGACGAGGCGTGTCCGAAGCCAGAACAGCCAAGTCTGTTTGGAGAGCCGTGAGTTTCAAGTCTAGCGATCCGGCGTTGCGGGCTTTCGACGAAGCCTACGACCGCATCATCGGCACGTCGCTGGACGAAGCCTGCGCCCAACGCGACGCCCTCCACGACGCGCTGAGCTCGCTTGTGGCGCATGTTCGGCGCATCGGCGGGTACGCGACGCAGGACGAGCAGAACGTGGTGTGGCGAGCTATGGCGGTGCTGGAGGAGACGAGACGATGAACCCGCCGCAGGAGCTTCTAGACAACCGCAGCGATCCGGACGCGCGAGCGGTACTAGCGGACTGGCACGAGACGCGCGGTTGGCCGGTAGAGCGAATGGGCGTCGTGCTGTCGATCGCCGACGCCGCCGCCGCCACCGCCGCCGGCGCCGCCGACGCCGACGACGACGCCGCCGCCGCCTACGCCGACGCCGCCGCCGACGCCGACGACGCCGACGCCGACGCCGACGCCGACGCCGACGCCGACGCCGCCGCCGCCGCCTACGCCGACGCCGACGCCGCCGCCTACGCCGCCGCCGACGCCGACGCCGCCGCCTACGCCGCCGCCGACGCCGACGCCGCCGCCGCCATTACACCGCTGTCTCACATGCTCTTGGAGGATCTCGATATGCGAGAGGGACTAAAACTGATCCAGCTGCCGGGCCGATACGGCTACAGCGTGACGCTCGTCGGATGGCTGCGTCGCGTCGCGGGCGACGAGTACGAGATGTTGCCGGGTCATGTGTCGGTCGTGCGCACGAGCGGACGCCGCATCCTGGACGAGCTCGCGATCGACGGGCCGAAGGACGACCACCGCTGCACGCCGTGTCGCGGCGTCGAGGAAGTGCACCGTCTGATCGTGCGACGCCCGAAGCCCGCCGACGAGAAGGCGTGGGCGGCGTACGTGAAGAAGCCGGAGGACTGGAGATGATGGACCCGTTCGAGATGGACGACTACGAGGCGGTCAACCTGCACTGGCTGCTGTCGCTTGCGCACAATCTCAACCTCGACACCGGCGACTGGTGCGGACAACTACGGTTCAAGCTGGAGGAGCGGTTTCGCGACCACCCGCCGGAGAGCAAGGAGCCCAACAGTCCGCCCGGAGACACAGCGATGCGCTTGAGATCGGCCGCGGCGCAGATCCTCAAGGCTGACATTGAGCAGCGCAGTGCGGAGAACGTCGCCCTCAAGGCCGAGGTCGAGCGCATGCGGCCGGTGTACGAGGCGGCGAAGGCGTGGCACGCGGCAGATCGCGCGATGGACAGCGCCGATGCCGAGTTCAGCGGGAACTTCGGAACTGCGTGGGACGCTCTGAATGCTGCCGTAGACGTCGCGCTCGCGAGCGAAGCGAAGGGGCCGAAGTGACGACATCCCCGCTCCTCTGCTTCCTCGCCTCGCTCGTCGTCCTCGCCGTCGCCGGCTGGACGCGGCCGGATCGCGCGAGTTGTGCGGAGCATTGGTACGTGCAGCTCCGCGGCGACCGCTGCGATGGTTGCTTCGAGTGTCGCCCCGTCGATCGCGGACTGCGCGATCCGAAGGGGCACGAGGCCGACGAGCCGGCAAGGTGGCCGGACGCGGCGGTGGAGGGGCGGATTTACTGCCGGCGCGCAGGAGACGAGATCGTCGTCGATGAGCGAACGGTCGGGTGTCAACGAGGAGGTTGGGAGCAATGACGTTCGAGCCGTGGGAATGCCCGCGATGCAAAACGGTGAACGCAGCATGGGTATCGCAGTGCACATGCGCGCCGCCATGCGCATCCATCAGGCAGACGCCGATCGCACGGAAGCAGATCACGATCGTCTGTTCGTCATGCGGCAAGGCGTGGGATGCGCACGAGTCGGACGGGACGACAGCAGGACGGCGGTGTCCACCGTGAAGCTCCTCGCGATCGATCCGGGCAACGAAGAGAGCGCGTACGTCGTGTACGACTGCGAGACGGGGCGCGTGCAGTCGTTCGGCAGGCGCGACAATGAACGGCTACGGCATGGAGTTAGGGGCACGACAAGCGGTGTGCACTGCCAGCACCTCGCCATCGAGATGATCGCGTCGTACGGCATGCCGGTCGGTCGCGAGGTGTTCGAGACGTGCGTGTGGACCGGCCGCTTCGTCGAAGCGTGGAGCGCGCCGTATACGTTCGTGTATCGCAAGGACGTGAAGCTCCACCTCTGCGGCAACGTGCGCGCGAAGGACGGCAACGTGCGCCAGGCGCTGATCGATCGCTACGGCGGCAAGCAGAAGGCGATCGGGACGAAGCGAGCGCCGGGATCGTTGCATGGAATCAGCGCGGACGTGTGGAGCGCGTTGGCTGTGGCGGTAACGTGGAGCGATGGGCAGAAGACAGGTTTCGAATGATGGAGGCGGCATGAGTAGACTTGGGTCCTGTCCGTGTGGATGCGACCTCGAGTTCGAGGCGTGCGTCCCGCGTAATGGCGACCGTCCGCCTTGGGTCGAGTGCAGCATCGACCACGACAGAGGCGACGAGGATCGGCGTGAGCGCGGCTATCCCGCCGCGCAGTCGTTCGGTCGGCAGTTCTATTGGTGTCACCGACAGCGTGGGTGGTTCGTGGTGGCGGTGACGTGGAGTGATGCGCAGAAGACGAAGACGGAGGCGGCATGAACGATCTCGAAGTAGACATCGATATCAAGACTGGAGCTGTCGCGTACAGGCGCAATGGCGCCGTGGTCGTCGATGTTTCAGACGAAGAGAAGCGCGAGGCGTTGGCCATGCTCGAAGCGGCAATGAGCGCGGCAAGGCGGAGGGAGCAGTCGTGACTTGGCCTATCGAGGTGGATCCAATTTGGGGCTGTTGGCTGTGGACTGGCGCGCGAGACAAGCGAGACGGTCGAGCTCTGTACTGGCGCGGTCGACATCCATACGCTGCCTATCTCGTCGTGTACGAGAAAGAGATCGGGCCAGTACCAGAAGGCAAGGTGCTCGACCACCTGTGTCGTAGGCCGCAGTGCGTGGCGCCGCATCATCTCGAGCCAGTGACCAAGTCGCTCAACGAGCAACGCAAGCTGTGGCGCAAGAGAGCCAATGGAGCGCACTGCGCCAAGATGCGGGGTATCGTGCATGACGCGATGAATGCCATCGTCACGCCGGAAGGGGGGCGGGTCT